TTGATGAAAGCCTGCAAAGAAGCAGTCACGCGAGCTGTGGTGGTGTTACCGGCAACAGCAATGCCGCCATTCAACATCACAAACTCTTGGTCGCGCTTCAATTCAGAACCGCGCTTGGCGATCTGATAAGCCAACTCAGAACGGCGGCCTGCTTTGTTGACAACTTCTTCAGTGTTAGACAAGACAATAGTCTTGCGTGAAATCTGAGCATAGTTGGTCAAGCGAACAGTAGCTGTGACTGAGTTAAAAGTTACATCATCACCTTCAAGCTGTGCGTTAGCGGCAGCAGAATCAAGTGAGTCTGTTTGCCATTCAAACAAAGTATTGGTGATGCTTTCGCGGCCAATATTGGATTGGTATGGAGTTTCTTCGGGAGAAATGTTTGTGATCACATTGCTCAAGTCTTCGCGAATACCCTTTGCAGAGTAGGTCGTGAATGTGTTCGTTACGATAGCCATGATTTATTCCTTATTTCAAAAGTTGGAAGATTGCATTGGCCGCATCATCGACACGGCCAGTTTTCGCGACGCGCTGCTGTGCTCGCAATGCCTCAGTGTTGTTTGATACTCTTCCCGCTGCACCAGGCTTTGCGGGTCTTGGGCCATTGTTCGTCACCGGCTTGATCTGTCCACGCTTGGACATCATCTGATCGTACAAAGCCGCTTTTCGCAGCAATACAACCGCCCTGTGATCTAAAACATTCTTCAGTTCATCAGGTGAGAATCCAGCCTTCTGGCCGAATTGAACAAGCATTGCTTTTTCGGCTGCGGCTTTCTTTGAGTCTTTCCACTCAGGGATAGCCGCCATCAAAGCCTCTTGTTCCTGTTGCAACATCTGACTGTGATATTGCATCTGCTCTTGCTGTGACAACTCAGAGAGTCGCTGCTTTTCCGATTGGATAGCCGCGTTCTTCTCTTGGTTGTCACGCATCAACTCGCGCTGCCTTACCCATTCGATGGGGTCTTCCTGATAAAGACGATCCCAATCAATGTTCGGCTGCGCGGCCTGCTGAACCTGTGCCTCCAGAGCACCTAACAAATGAGCGTATTGCTCACGCTCGGCACGCACTGCCTGCAACTCTGCCTCGGTCTGTTTTCTAACTTCGGCAATTTGCTGCGTTTTGCGTGTGTAATCCTGAGTCCTTGAATATCCCTTTTGGAGTTCCTCCAGCGTCACATCGACTTCTTTACCGTCAACCTTGACGGTGAAGACTTGTGGCTGTTCTTCCTCCTCAGAATTCTCATCTTCTTCGGATTGTTCGGCATCAGTTTCATCATCAACCGCGTCTGCGTCTGTTGATAACTCTTCTTCTACCGCCGCGCCCTCTTCGGGCAACTGCGCCTCGCCTGAATCCTCTTGTCCCTCTTCGGGGAGTATTCCTGCAAGTGCATTGGCTGCTTCAGCCACATTCATTGGACCTTGGGCTGCACTGCCTGCTGGCGTTGGTGCTACTGTTTGCATGGTCTATTTCCTAATTAAACAATATTTTTGGTTGCGCGATCAATGGCACGCTGTGCCACCTTGCCGTTGTCAACCATCTTGGTGACTTCAGTGCGGAAGTTTTCAATAGCCTTGAGCATTGACCAAGCAATCTCGCGCTTGGCGGTTTCTTCGGGTTTACTCGACTCAAAAGCCCAATATTGATCATTTCGCATTTTTTCCAATACTGCCGAAAAGACCTCGTCATTGGCTAACTGACTAGCCTTCTGACCTTTGCGTACTGCGTCATCACTCATTTAAACCATTCCATTAAGGTTGATGGGTGGAGGCACATTCGCCGCTGTCTGCACAGCCTGTTGGATGATTGCAGACTCTTGCGCCATAGCCTCCCGATCCATAGACTGCTGAGCTTGAATCTCAGCAGTGCTAATTTGTGTCTGGTACTTTAACTCAAGTTCGTATTTTTTGAGCATTAAGTCTTGCGCCAATTGATCTCTTCGATAATCGTCATCTCGGATCATCTGCTCGCGCTTCAATTCCAACTCGGCAGCCTTCTTTTGGATGTCAGCTTGGATTGATTGAGCCTGCACTTGCGCCAGCACCTCCTCTGGTGTCGGTTTTGGTGCGTCTTCTTGCGGCATCTGATAGTCAGGTGGCAGTGCTTGGAAGTAGCTGGATGCGTCTTTCACGCCAGACAACTCAACGATTTTCTGAATCGTGCGGATGTACATGGACGGCGTGACAACAGGATTGCCCAAGCCAAACTGCTGCATGATCTGCTCTTGCTTGCCGGCAATCATAGTCAAAGCCTGAATGCGCTCGTTGGTGTCGCCATTGCCCAGACCAATATTGACGGTCACATCCATATTGGCATTCCAGACGCGAGGATCAATCTCCACCCACTCATTACGCAAGCGCACCATGCGGGGCTTGTCCTGATGCGTTGTCATCAGATACAAGATGCCCTTGAATAGCTTCTTCATGCCCTCGGCCAAGAGTCGAGCTTGCAACTCCAAACGGCTCTGGCTGGCGCTGACGGTGGCCGCCACCGCTGCTTTGGTAGTTGACTGCAAAGCGTCAGGATCAAGTCCCATGGCGGCTTTGCTCATGCCGGTACGGTCTTCGCGCATCTGATCCATGTAGTCCAGCATGGGGAATGCGGCCTGACCGACAAAGGGTGAGCTAAATGGCTGCACCATGCCTGGCGCTCTCATCCGAATAATTGCGCCTGTCTCGTTGTTCAGCACATCGTCAATGTTGACCTGTCCTTCAACGATTGCTGTGCGCGGATGGATAGACTGAGCCAGCGAGTCCAGCGTATTACGCATGATCTCGGACTTGATCTCTTGAATATCGTGTGTGATATCAAAAATCGACATTGCTTCCAAAGGCGAGGTGTGTGGCTCTGGATCACATGGGAAGTCAACGAAAGGAATGTAGCTGGCAGGCAGATTTCGCACTATGGTGTAGCCTGAACCCATGCAGCAAATCTTACGCAACTCGGCAATGCCGTCACCGTCATAGTCCACGCGGATATAAGACTCGATGTACAGCACGCGCCGTTGGCCAGGATTCAAACTGTCGCCCGATCCCATGGTGGTAGACAACGGCTGACGCGCCAAATACTCATCATTGCTGTCCAAGTCAGTGCTGGAGATGTTCTCCTCGATCTCATCCAATTCATAGCCCATGGCGAGCAAATCATCCACGGTTGCCATCTGACGGTGAGCGATGATGCCTGCATCTTCAAATGACCGCGCTCTGCGGTCCAGCACCAACTCTTCGGGTGGCACGGCCATGATGCGGATACGGCCATCCTTTGTCTTGCGCTTGATCTGCACATCGTGCAACATGGGTTGCTGCATAGGCATTGGCAAGCCGGTGGCCGGATCAACCTGTGGCTGCATCATGTCCATTGGCATAGATGGGTCTGGATAACTGACCACGATCTTGACCTCTGCACCCTCTTGCATCAGTAATTGCACGGTCTGGTCATCGAGGCCGGAATAGTCATCAATCTTGACCTCTTCAACCTCGTCCCACCAATACTTGGCAATGCCGCACTTACGCACCAGCGAGTCTTTGAACAGCGCGTAGGTGGTCATGAAACCGTTGTTGTCGTTGCTGAATATGTAATTCGCATAATCAGTCGCCTGCTGAGTGCTGGCAACATCTTCAGGACCGCGCGGCACATACTCAACGACATTCTCACTGCTGAAGAAGACCTTCATCAGACTCGGCAACATAGCCGAAACGGTGTCGCGCACCTCCATCGCCACCACTTGGCTGCGGCCATCTTCCTCATTGCCAAAGGGGTCGCCACGGTAATACTCTGTACCCTTGGCGCGGATGGGAGAGATGTCGGCATCAATGTAGGAAACCGCATCCTCCAGTTCACCGGCCACGATGCCCTGCAACTCGGTGTCATCCATCGGATTGACTGCCGCAATGTCGGTGCTTACTTGCATATCGTTGATCATTTCTTGTTCCTTGCAGATATTGCTTTTGCTTTGGCGCGAGCCTGTTCTTTTGAGTTAGCCCCCCAAGCCTTGAGAGACAACGCTAATCTGGTTGGCTCGCCATTCTTTTCCATCGGACCAGGCATATTGCCCATTCTCGCAAGGAATGATGCCCTGCGCGGATTGTCGCCAGACTTGACAGGCGCTTTCAAGTTCATGCCCTCGGCCTTTGCGCTGGCGCGTCCCGTAACATTCAAGCCGCCACTTGGATTCTTTCCCTCTTTACGCTGCCACGCTGGTGTCTTCATAAGGCACTTTCTTCAAAATAACATACATGGAGTCAACTGCACGCGGCAGTCGCAGTATTTCTTCTTGCGATAATTCTAGGCTTGCGCCGTAATTGCTGAGACTCATTTGCAAATGCGTCAACTCAAACCGACTACCCTTCCAACCCAAGTACCAAGCCCACTCGCAGTAGTACACCCAAGATTTTTCGTTGAATGCACGCACATGAGTCGGGTCTTGCCACGCGCCATGACTCAAGTCATAAGGCACATGAATGTGCATCTCGCCACCCATCTCCAGCAAATCACGACAGTTGGTCATGGCCTGCACTAAGTTCGGTATGTGCTCCAACACATCATTGGCGATGATCTTTGAAAACTGACGGTCAATTGTCATCGGCGCACCAATATCCACAACCCAATCAGCGCCAACATCTGCTCGAATGTCAGCATTCACGCAATCGGATCGGCGATCCTTGCCCGATCCGAGATTAAGAGTTAAACCACTGCTTTGCATATTCCGGTCTGTTCTTTAAGAGCCACGGTATTGCGGCCTTGGTCAGTGCGTCACCGTTCATGCCCACCGTCTGGCTGCCAATGTGATGCACATACGATCTGCTTAGGTAGTGGTGAAAGCCAGCGGCACGCAAGTCTTCGCAATGCACATCATCAGAATACCAATTTAGTGGGGGAAATTTTGCAGACTCCCACGCATCACGCCCAATCCATGCAAAGATAGGGGATGGGCATTCCAGCGGCACAATTGCGTCCTCATATGGGTACTTGAAGTAGTGCAACTGCTGATCAAAGGGATTTGATCGAATATTTTGCACAGGTCTGGCCGCATCACAACGCGCTGAAACCCATCCCACAGGCTCGCCGGTTTCCGCTTTCAATTGCGCCACATCCTCCATCAGCATTCGATAGCTGGTGGGGGTGAGCACGATGTCATCGTTGGCGCAGATCACCGACTCAAAACCATCGGCAAAGGCGCGATCCATGATGTCGTTGTAGTCATCACCAAAATTGTGCGCTGCGCCAAAGACTTTCAGGTCAGCGTCAAAGCCGCCAATAGTGGACTCTGGACCGCGCAAATAGACAGGCACTTCGGGACAATACTCGGCGATGCTTGTGAGCATCACCCGCAAACCTTTGCCGTGTACTGTCGAAATGCATATTGGAGCGATCATTTCTTTGACTTTGGCTTCTTTTTGGCAGTCTTGGCTGCCAGTTTGAAGTCAGCGGCAGACGGTGCTGCCTTTGATCCAACCTTGTTCATCTTTTCGCCGCTGCCAGCGGCGATTCTGGCTCTCTTGGCGTTGATGTTGGAGTACAAACCAGGCTTAGTCTTCATTCTTTGTTCCAATCTTGATTGTCAGCAATGACTCAGGCTCTTCGCTCTCACCCTCATCCTCGCCCTCTTCATCCACCACCCAAGCCGAACAAGTACGGCTGGACGCGCACTTGAAGTCAAATATCTCGCAATACCCCAAGTCACCGGCATCAATCACTGCCCATGGGTCACCCTCGTCACCAATGCCCTTGGCGATGCACTCCAGCATGGAATCATCTTGATTGAAAGCCGCGCAGTTACCGCAACGGCTTTGCTTCGCCTCGTCCTCGGACACTTCCCACTCACGCGCCATCTGCATCCAATACTGCTTATTTGGCAGCTTGGGATTCTCAGGACCGTAGTCGGCAGACTCAATCGCCTTGCCGCGATTCTTCAAGTTCAGCGTGATGTCTTGCGTTGCCATCGGACAGCTCTCTTCGCCACCCTCATAGCCCTCGTCCTGATCCATGGCCTGATCCATGGTGCGCTTTAAGGTAGCCATTAACGCATCCCCTTGGTCTTCATGTTCTTGGCAGTGCGAGCACCGCGCATGGGCATCTTGGCTTCGGACATCGCAATAGCCACGGCCTGCTTAGGATTCTTGACTACTTTGCCGCCTTTGCCAGAGTGCAATGTGCCAGCTTTGTACTCGCCCATCACCTTGCCAACCTTCTTCGCTGCCTTTGTCATCTTCATCGCGGTTACTCCTTAAAGAATTATTGAATTATGCAACCCTTGAGAGGTTTCTTTTCAACGGTTGCGCCCAGTTGTTGCCAGCTTTTGATCCCATCATGCCGATCACCGCATCTGATGCGAATGTCAAACAGAACGCATCAGCCTTGTCCGGTGAGGCCAAACCACGCTTTTTGATCTCGTCTTTGCTCTCGATCTGAATCTTGCCGTTGGAGGTAAACATATAACGCACGGTCGCCAACTCAGCAATCAGCAGCTCATCCTTTGGCAGACGGCAGTCGCGCTGCTCCAACCACGCCTTTGCCTTGTACCAAAGTTCGGCCTTCAGATTGCGATAAGTACCGCCCATGGCCGGTGACTCCGCGACATTGATGCCGCGAGCCGGCAGCTTCAACTCCCGCAGCCGGTCAACCACGCCAGCGCCAAGTCCAATACTGTCAACCAGTATTTCCTCTGGCCTATCGCTTGAGGCCAAAGCCTCGTACTCGGCCACCACCGCGCCGGTCAACTGCATCAGGTCTAAGTTTTTCCAAGTCTTTATCGGCTCAGTCACCGCGTTGCCACGGCGCTTGCACAGCGCAGATCGGTCCGAGCCAAAGCGTGCCACATCCAATCCCCACACCATTGGCGCGTAAGGCGAGGCTTCCACATCCCGATTCATCGCCAAGTCAAGCAATTCCATCGGAATCACCGTGTCTTCGTCACTCTTAGGGAATTCACCCAGCACGCGGATTCGGTAGGCATTTGACTCCTCACCGTACCGCGACTTCATCTCCTCGATGTACGCCTCAGAAACTCGCGGCGAGTCGGCGCATGACACCTTCATCGTCACCCAATCACCAGCCAAGCGGTTATGGGTGTCGTAAAAGAAGCCGCTGCTTCTCACAGGATTGCCGAGTAGTAGCGTCACGGCGTTGTGGCCGGACATCGAGCCGGATGCCGCCTCGAACACCTTCTCAGGTATACCGGATGCCTCATCCCCCACCAGCATCACATGATCGCTGTGGACACCCTGCAAGGCTTCAGGCTGCTCGGCACGCGATGTACGCGCTGAGATAAACGCCTCTTCGTTTGCGCCAATCACCTCAATACGGTCCTGCTTCACATCCAACATATCAGCCAGCATTGGCGGCAACACCTTCACCCAACGCTTGACCTCGGCAAACAAGGCATCGTAAAGCTGGCTGCTAGTAGGCGCTGTCACCACCACCTTGACCGGAAAGCGCAGCAGCAGATACCAAATCATCGCCCAGGCTGACGCTGTGGACTTGCCGACACCGTGGCCTGATCGGACGCTGATGCGTCTATTGCCGGACGCGATGTGATTCAAGAATTCCACCTGCCACGCATCAGGCTCAGTGTTTAGCACCTCGCGGACAAACAGCACAGGGTTGTTTTTGTATAGCTTGACGAATTCGACAAAAGGGTTATTCGCCAGCAAGTCCTCGGAATTTTTTTTCGGGACGCGCTTTTTCGCGGTGGGGGTGGTGGGGGTCGGGTCAGTCATTTCGGTAGGTGTTTAGGTGCGACATCAACTGCCCCCGCCGCAAAGCGCAAGGGGGGGTCATCGCGCCGCGCCAGCCAGCAGACAGGTCGGCGCGGCCACTTGACGGCGAAAAAGTTATCCACATACCAGTATTCATGCAAGTCCTTGATTCATATACATACTTACAGATTGCTGACAATATCCATTTAACACGATGTCCATTATGTTAAGTCAAATGTGGATAACTGGCCTGTTTCTGCTCAATTAGCAGGCGCTTTGCAGTTATGCACAGGCCAATGTGCTCAACCATTGCGATTTTCTGTGGATAAGTCATCGACAACCTCGACATGGCGCAGTGCCGCCATGCGTAAGTCTTGAATGTTGATGTTTACTGAAGCCGCTTTTTGTAAGCCGTAAGTCTTCTGATCCCACCGTTCGGCCAGCCATTGCCGAGTGCGGATGCGCTGGACATCGCGCTGCGGATTACTGTCGGCCATGCTGTCAGCAATGTCCAGAGTCTCCACCGCCAGCTTATCAGCGGCCTTCGCACGCGCACGCGTGATTATAGTGGGATCGGTATCTTCGATCCATTGCTCTAGCGCCCTGCGCCCGATACCAAGCTCATAGCAAATCTGCGTCTGCGACTTGCCGACTTCGAGCATCGAAAGGATCATGTCATCAGGCAAATCTTCAAGCAGCGCCATATCTTGTCTGAATTTCGGTCTACCTGGCACGCTCAGACCCTCTTTAAAGCTGTTTTAACGCGCTGGACGATGTCCAGTACCTTTTGCTTGACCAAGTCCGCTAATCGCTTAATTTGCTGCATTTCTCATTCTCCCTGCTAGTTTGGTGTCGAATTTCTTTTCTACTGATTCACCTTGAAAGGCGTGCAGATCACTTTCTAAATCATCAAAGCCTGATTGTCCACCGAATTTGTCGTTTGCTTTGAAGCTGACCACCTTTGCTGTTGGATCAAACGCTTTGACGGCAATGATCTGCTGCACCAGCGGATCGTTGAAGATGACCTCCAACTCTTCCATTGACCAGATACACTTGTTGTCCAGTTCCTGTCTCTCGCGTTGCATGGCCAGAGTCTCGTTGACCGTTCTGACAATCACCATGACCTGACCTGACTGCATCTCCCACTCGATCCTCGGAATGCTGTCGCTGGCTGGACTCAGTCCTTGATCTATTGCCCACTGATCCAACACTGAGTACGCGCGGATCATCCCCGCCAAACTGGAATCAAACTTCGTCCGATCCTTTGCGTCAATCGCTTGATGCAATCGGCCATTCTGAATCCAGAATTTCTCTCTGAGTCCACTGTCTACTAAAGTAATCAGTCGATTTTCTCCCCATTTCCTGTCGCTGGATGCTTTGACGGCCTCCAACTCCACCAACTTGGATTGCACATAAACCGTCCACGCATCTGCTTGAGGACTTGGATGCTTTGCTTCTGGATGCTGTCTTGCGCTTTTCTTTGTTGCCATTTCGCTTTCCTTAATTTCGGGTTGCTCATTGGTTACATTTCATCGAGTCCTAGACTCTCGAAATGTAACTGTAACCATGAGGTGAACAAACGGTTACATTTGTCACCGTTTGTAACCTGTAACCTGTATGCATATACAGATCAATACTCCTCTGAATCTACTGGCTTGAATTGCATCCAGACAAATCCATCGCTGATTCCACCCTGTCCAGACTCCACCAGTTGCATCTTTGCGCGATGCCAGACGGTCTTGAAAGTGCTTTTATCTTCATCAGTGCAACCCATCTTTGACCACAATTCAGCCCTCCAATCGTCCAACTTAACAACTGTGCGCTGTGAACCTTCAATGTACTTCAGTAGTCCTTTGCTCTTAACCACACTTTCTAGCGAATTCATAACCAGACGCTGGTTTTTACCCTTTCCGCTGTTGCCTTTGCCGTCCTTTTTGGCGCTGTCAAACGATCCGAGTTCGCTGGCCTGTACTGCCAAGCTGGTGACCGCATCACCAATGTGCAGCGTGTTGGCCGACTCCAGTTCGATGCTGACCATCTCAAAGCCGATCCGCGTGTTGTCCTGACCGTCCTTTTGTTTGCTGACGGTGATCAGTCCCTTCATGGACTCGTCAAATCTGAGTAGTTCAAGTTCGGTGTCCACCGCGCCTAAGAGGCTTGAATGGCCGCGCAGACCGCGACTCTGGTCTTTGCCGCTGTGGTGCAGGATCATCAAGGCGCAGTCCTGAACGATCTGCTGAATGCGTCCACAGGCTGTGATGAACGCGCCCATGTCGGCACTGTCGTTCTCATTGCCACCGCCAAACGCTCTGGCTAAGGTGTCCACGATGATCATCTTGAAGTTGATGCCGAGTTCCGAGACAAGGTTTTCGATGGCGATCATCAGCGCGTTGAAGTCTTCCACGCTGGCTCTGAGGTTTAGCTGATGTCTGATCACATAGATCGGCGCACCGTCTTCAGTTTGGTGGTGCTGCTTGCACGCCTTGATCCGCGCACCGACACCGCCAAAGCCCTCGCCGCAGATGTACAAGACTGCGCCTTGCTCAATCACCTCGTTGCCCATCCATGTTCTGCCGGTGGCGATTGACTCGGCAATATCCAGCGCGATAAAGGACTTGAATGAGCCTGGCGGTCCGTATAAAGCCGTGAACGCGCCCACCGGAATCACGCTATGGATCAGCCACTTGACCGGCTCATCTTGGATCGAGTCCCAGTGCTCGATGGCGATGTGCTTTGTCGGCTTTGCTGGTGCTGCTGGGTCTGCCGCAAACTCATGTTCAATTTCTGCCGTTTTCTGTACATGATCCAGTTGATCTGTACACATTTCCTCGTTTTGTGTACTTGTCTTGTTAATTGGATTCAATCGTTCGGGCATTGTTACTTGATCCAACGATGTGATGACCGCCGCCGCCTTGACCAGCGCCACCAGCTTATCTCTGCCGCCACCCTCTTCAATGAATTCGTAGGCATCGTCACCCTGACCTTGCAGTCCGAGGTCAACTACCTTTAAAGATTTGACGATGGGCAGTATTGCCTCTGCCGCCTTGTACGCATAACCCCAACCGGCCACATCGTTGTCCGGCAATATGATGACTTGAGCGCCAGCAAAGTATTCGGTGATGGCAGCAGGCCAACTTCCAGCGCCAGTGTGCGCGGTGGTGGCGATCATGCCAATCGACTTGATGGCATCGGCGGCCTTCTCGCCTTCCACTAAGAAGATGTTGCGTCCGGCGGTCTTCGCGTCCAGCAATGCTGGGAGGTTGTAAGGGACGATGCGTGCATCTGACAGCGTGCTCTGCTTTCTGCCTGCCTCGTCAATCTTGTGCAACCTATAGGTTTTGCCGCCATCAGGCAAACGAAACCTGACCTTCACAAATACTGGTTGCTTGTCTTCGTCTGTGTATATCCACTCCTGCTCGATGCTGATCTTCGGTATCGGTCTGATGTTGGCAAGTGGGTCTGGCCTCTCCAAGAGTTCAGGCAGCAAGTTCAGTGCTCTGATGGTGTGGAAGACATCCTCTTGACTACACCCACCGTGACAGTGGAAGAGAGGCTTGCCCTCGTCATTGATGTCGATGCTGAGAGATGGATTCTTGTCGCCGTTGCCTTTTCCGTGTGACGGAACAGGGCAAGATGCTACCCACTGACCGTTTGCTTTCTTCGCGTTGCCGAGCGTCTTGGCTATTTGTTCTGCTTGCATTTAGCTGCCATTTTTTTGAGGAAAAAAAACCGCTGGTGCTACCCAGCGGTGCTTAAAGCCGATCAGTTAAAACATTTCGTCATCAGCCACTGCTGCGGCCATCACGGTCTTTGCTGGCGCTGGCGGTGCAACTGGTGCGGCAGCCGGTGCAGCAAATGGCGCAGAATGATCAGCACCTTCAGCGTCCATGCCGGCCGGACGGTCAATC